TCAGGCGGACAGGCTCAGCCCCCGGAACGGCCCCGCCCCGTAGAGCGCCGAGACCTGCGCGACCTGCACCTCGAAAAGTCCCGGCGTGAGCCCGTCCGCCGCCTGCATCGCCGCCGTGTAGACCCAGCCGGGCGCGCCTGTCTGGGCCTCGCGCAGCAGCCCGCCCGCCTGCATGACGCGGACAAGGTAGAGCTCCGCCTCCTCGGCCAGCGGCACCTCCACGCCGTCCCATCCGTCGCCGCCGATCCGGGTGCGGCGGATCCAGCCGACCGACAGATCGCCCCCCGTCCATGCCCCGCGCAGATGCACCGGCGCATAGGGTCTCAGCCCGTTGCCGTCGAAGGCGAGCACCGCATGCCCGTAGGCCGGATCGTCCACCGGCCGCAGCGCCGGGCCGTAGCGGTAATGCCGCGCCAGCCTCCGCTGGCCGAGCGTCAGCCCGATCTGCTCGGGCGCCCGGTCCAGCAGCACGAAACGGCTGCCGACCGGCCAGAGCGCGGGCATCAGCGCGTCCGAACCGAGCTGCCCGCGCAGCCGCTGCGACAGGAGCCAGGTGTCCGGCCCCGTCATCACCGCATCGCGGAACTGGAAGAGCTCCCAGTTGCCGGGCGTCCCGTCCCCGATCGCCGCCAGGTTCGCCCCGCCGAGCAGCGCCCGGTCGCTGACCGAAGCCAGCGCGCCCGAGGTCAGCCGCACCGACAGCCCCTCGCCCCGGTCGACAAGCCCAACCGGGCCTGCGGCCAGCGCGGACTCCGTCACCCCGACGGTGGCCCGGCGCGTGATCTCGGTGTTCAGCCGGTAGCCCGCGTCCTCGTCCGCGGCATAAACCGCCACGGCCCCCGGCCAGGGCTTCGCCGTGACCGCGACATGCGGCGCATGCGGCACCTCCTCGCCGGTGATCAGCGGCAGATCCATGAAGACCGGCAGAACCGGCACCGGCGGAACGAAGCGGCTGAGCGCGACCTCGTCCTCCGCCATGTCGACGGGCCGGTAGGTCTCGGGTTCGATCCGCACGGCCTCGACGATCTGATGCGCTGCCTGCTCCACCCCGTCCACCCGGAAGAGCCCCGCGCCATCCGCCACCGGAAGCCTCAGGACGTCCCCCGCGCCCAGGTCCCGCCGCGACGGCGGCAGGGCCAGCCGCACCGTGTCCCGCGCCACCCGCGCCTCGGTCAGCCAGCGCTCCAGCACCTGCCGCCCCTCGCCCCGCGTCATCGCCAGAGCCATCTCGGAGGTCGCCACGCCGCGGCTCGCCTGGTCGGGCATCACCGCCTCTTCCGCGACCACCGCGAATTCCGCATCCGCCTGCACGAAACGCAGCCGCACCCGTCCCGCCATCTCGGCCTGCCCGGCGCGGGTCTCCTCGATCCTTCCCTCGAGCTCATCGGTCACGGCCAGGTCGGCCTCGCCCAGATCCGCATCCGCCCGCCCGTCCCGCATCACGAAGCGCAGCGCGCCGTCGCGTTCCACCGCGTCGAAACCATGGCGCAGCATCAGCGGCTGAAGCGCGCCCCGCGCCGCGCCGACCTCCTCCACCGCGTAGCCGCTGACATGGCCGTGCAGGTCCGAGACGTCCACGTCCTCCAGCCCCGCCTCCCGGCAGATCTCCGAGACCAGCGAATCGAGCCCGCGCCCCGAGGCACGCCCCGTGATCCAGTGCCCGACGCGGTAGTTCGCCCCGTCGCTCCAGGCCTCCTCGGTGCTGGGGAAGGCGGGAAACGGTCGCGCATCCCAGGCCCAGACATGCATCCGGTCGAGGTCCAGCATCCGGCCGCCATAGACCGGAGACACCGGGTTGTGCGCCGGATCGCTCCAGTAGCGGTGCATCACCTCGAGATAGCGCGCTTGGATCACCTCGTCCCGTCGGCCGGTCGAATGGCGCGGCAGGAAGCTCTCCGAGGATTTGGGATCGTGGAAGACGTTGGGCTGGTTGGTGCCCTTGTCGACCGCGGGGCAGCCCAGTTCCGTGAACCAGACGGGCTTCATGCCCGGCATCCAGTCCGTCGCCCCGGCCTGCCGCACGCCGCCGATCCGGTCGTGATGCGCATTGGCCCACCAGTTGCGCACGTCCTTGTAGCGGAAGACCCAATCCTCGCCATGGGCCCCATCCTCGATGGGCGTGCGGATCTGCGCCGCTTCCGCCTCGGGCGAGTGATAATACCACGCGTAGCCCTCTCCGCCCTCCACGTTCGAGGCCAGGTAATCGGGGTCGTAGACCGAGCCCCAGGCCGCATCGGCGTGATCGTCCCCCTCGCGCCAGTCCGACAGCGGCATGTAATTGTCGATCCCCACGAAATCGATCGTGTCGTCGGCCCAGAGCGGATCGAGATGGAAGAACACATCGCCCGACCCGTCCTGCGGGTGATGGCCGAAATACTCGCTCCAATCCGCGGCATAGCCGATCTTCGCATCCGGCAGCAGCGCGCGGACCTCCGCCGCCAGATCGCGCAGCGCGGCCACCGCCGGGAAGCTGTTCCCCGGCCCCCGGACCTGGGTGAGCCCCCGCATCTCCGAGCCGATGCAGAACGCATCCACTCCGCCCGCCGCCGCGCAGAGCGCCGCGCAATGCAGGATGAACCGGCGGAATCGCCACTCCGCCGGGCCGGTGTAGCCGACGCCGCCCGCAAGGCTGAAATCCGCGGCCGCCGCCGTGCCGAAGAAGGCCGCCACCTCCGCCGCCGCCGTCGCGGTCCCGTCCGGAGAGCCCTCCCGCCCCGGCGCGACCGAGCAGGTGATCCGCCCGCGCCACGGCAGGACCGGCTGGTTGCCTGCCGCGCTCCACGGGTCGGGCAGGCCGTTGCCCGCCATCTGCTCCATCAGCACGAAGGGATAGAACATCACCCTCTTGCCGCGCGCATTCAGCTCGCGGATCGCCTCGATCACCGAGGCATCGGCGGGCGTGCCGCCATAGACCGGGCGGTCGTCCCCGTCGCGGCCGACCTCGCCCGCCGCCGCACGGCTCAGCCCGGCGACCTGCCAGGGCATCCCGCGTCCGTCGGCCAGCGTCTGCTCCACCCGCGGCCGGACCTCGCAGGCCCCGCAGCGCAGATCATTGCCGAACCAGCTCACCACCAGCGAGACGCCCTCGCAGGCGACAAGGCTCGCGTCCATCTGGTCCAGCGCCGTCGTGAAATCGCTCTTGCCCGAGGCGGTGTGGACATTCGCCATCCGCACCCGCCCGTGGCCCTCGTCGAAGCTGACCGGCGTCGTGGCCAGCGCGTATTCCCCGCAGCCCGGCAGCATCGCGACCGCCCGCACCGCCCGCGCGGGCGAGAAGGCCCCGACGGGCTCGTCCGCGGGCGCGGGCCGGATCGTCTCGATCGCGAATTGCGGCACACGGTTGCCGAAGGGCGCAAGCGCCAGGTCCTCGAAGACGACATAGGCCGTGCCGCGGTAGGCCGGCGCCCGGCCCGCGCCCTCCACCGCCTCGATCTTCGGATCGGGCAGCTGATCCTCCGTGCCATGGTAGACCCGCAGGCCGAGCGTATCCTGCGCGATCTCGACGCCGTCCGCCCAGATCCGCCCGATGCCCGAGATCGCGCCCTCGCAGAGCGCCACGGCCAGGCTCACCCGGTAGGCATGGCTGCGCGTCTCGGGCGCCCGCGGCCCGCCCTTGCCGCCGCCCGAGACGGTCACGATCTCCTCGAATTGCGAGGCCCAGATCACCTGTCCCGGCAGCCGCATCCGCCCATAGAGCCGCGCCACCGGGTCGCCCTCTCCGGCGCCGGTCAGGCGGAAGCGGTCGACCCGCCCGCTCTCGACCACGTCCGACCCCTGGCCGAGCAGCCGCTGGTCGATGAGCCGCCCCAGCGTCGCCCCTGCGAAACGCCCGACCGCCGCCGTCGAAAGCCCCACGACGGAGCCGCCGATGGATGAACCCACGGCCGCCCCGACCGCGGAGAGTATGATCGTTGCCATCTGAATCCTCCGGGATCAATCAATCGGCGGAAAGGCGAACCGGGCCACGATCCGCCGGCGCCAGGGCAGGCTCAGCGGGCTTTCGACCACCGCGTGCCCGGAATAGGCGTGGATGAAGCTCGCCCCCGCCCCGACACGTCCGGCAAGCCCGAGGTGCTTCGCGACCCCGCCGTCCCGCATCCGGAAGAGCAGCACGTCGCCGGGCGCCTCGGCCGCTCGCGGCTTCACCACGAGATGCCTCAGCGCCGCCTCCCACAGAAGCTCCTCGCGTCCGGGTTCGGCCCAGTCGCAGGTGTAGGCGGGGACCGGCTCGGGCTCCGCGCCCAGCACCTCGCGCCAGACCCCCCTCAGAAGTCCGAGGCAATCCGTCCCCGCCCCCTTGACCGAGGCCTGGTGCCGGTAGGGCGTCCCGATCCAGCCGCGCGCCGCATGCGCGATCCTTTCGCCCGTCATCGCCGGCTCCCCCCGGATGTCTCGCCCGAACGGACCGGCAGCGCCATCTGCCAGTCCTCGCCGGGGATGTCCGGGAAACCCCGGAAATTCAGCACGTTGTCGAACTTCAGTCGGCAGGTCTCGAAGCGCTTGTCGCACCCGGCCTCCAGCCGGACGATGTCGCCCGCCACGATCGGCGCGCGCAGCGGCTCCCAGAGCTCGACCACCCGACCGCCCTCGAGGAACCGGTCCCGCTTCACCGTCCCGACCAGCCCCGCGGCCGCTCCGCTCAGCACCGTCAGACGGCCACGCTGGAACCAGCCGAAATCGAACCCGGCCAGCGCGTCGAAGGTGAATTTCTGCCCGTCCTCGACCGCCTCGAGCGCCCGCTCGGCCACATAGCCGGGCTGCGACAGGTCCACCTTGCAGGCCCCATCCCCCAGCACCGCCGGGCACGGCTTCTGATACACCCGCCCCGCGGGCCGGTTCAGCGCCTCCGTCAGCCCGCGCAGCTCCGCCCGGAATGCACCGCCGGCCCGCCGGATCTCGCCCAGCGTGCCGCGGAAGACCACCTGCCGCTCGTCCACCGCCGCCCAGTTCACCAGCCACGCCGTCAGCTCGGCCCCGTCGAACCGCCCGGCCTCGATGTCGGTCTCGCGGATCGCCCCGTCCGAAAGCGCGCCGACCGCCTCGGTGTTGTCGACCGAAAGCCCCGTGCCCTGCTGCAGCGCCAGCGCGCTCAGCCCGCTGTCGGCGCGGAACACAACGCCATCGAACCGCAGCTCCCGGTCATGGTCGGTGAACCCCATCACCACCCCGTCGCCCCGCGCGATCCGCCAGGCATGGCAGACCGAGGTCGCCCCCGTCGCCAGATGCGCCTTCAGCCCCGCATCGAAGCTCATACCCGCACCTCCACGATCGGCACGCTCGGCACGTCGCCCGCCCGGAACGAGGCCACGGAGACCTGGATCAGGTCCGTGTCGAAGCGCACCGGCACGTCGAACTCGAACCCCGCGGTGATCTCGTCCCCCTCCGCCGGCACCTCGGCGAAGACGATCAGCCCGGTCGCGCTGTCGACCTCGTAATGCAGCCCCTCCTGCAGCTCGTCGCCACCGACGCCCACGCGTACCGTCCCCGCCACCGGCTTCGTCACCGGCCGCAGGTAGGTCTGTTCGCCCGACCGGTAGCGCTTGGCGAGCTGCCATTCGTCCGTCGCCCCGTCCCCGGTCGCGATCACCTGGTCGTCGAAGGCCACCTCCGCCGTCGCCCGGCAGGATTTGAAATCCGACCAGTCCTTCCAGCGGAACCCGTAGAGCTGCCCCTGCCGCGCCTCGAAGAAGGCGATCAGCGCCTCCACATCATCGAGCGAGCGCATCGCCACCCCGGCATCGTAGCGCCTGCGCGAATGGGCCCAGGGCGTGTTCCGCTCCTCGAACCCGTTCGCGAGCGTCACCACGTCCGTCCGCCGCTCCGGCCCGCCGACCGAGCCGAAGGACAGGCTCGCCGGAAACCGCACCTCGTGAAAATTCATCGCTGCCTCCTACCGGTTCCGCTGCCCGCGCGAGAGCGCCCGCCCCATCTGCGCCGCGATCTGGCTCTGCGACCGTTGGAAGCCCTGCACGTCGGGTGTCTGCACATGCATCACCACGCTCACCGCGCGCCCGCCCTTCGAGCGCACCCCGAGCCGCCCGTCCGGGCCGCGTGACAGCGGCATGATCGCCTCCGGCCCGGCCTCGCCCATGAGCCCCGTGCCACCCCGCATCGGGAACCGCACCGGGCCGCTGACGATCCCGCCATTGGCAAACGGCATCACCCGCCCCTGAGAAAACGGCGCCCCGTGCGCGAAGGGCAGAACCTCCTGCACCATCGCCCCGACACCGCCCGCGATCAGCCCGCCGAAATGCCGTGCCACGGGCCGGGCGGCGGCGGAATAGGCCGTGCCCACCATGCTCCGCGCCATCGTCCGGAGCGCATCCGACAGCTTCATTCCGTCGAACATCACCCCGTCGAACGCCCGCCTGAGCCCCCGGCTCAACCCGCGCTCCAGCGTCGCGACATCCTTCCCCGCCTCGCCCATCGAGGCGCGGACCCGCCGCAACTCCGCGTCGAAGCTCGCCGCCATGTCGGCGCTCGCCCCCAGCGTCAGCGTCAAGGCCTCCGCCTGGGTCTCCAGCGCCTCGAGGTTCCCGATCTCATCCATCACCCGTCTCCTTGTCCGGATAGGCCGCGAGCAGCGCGTCCAGCCCCGCCCGCCGCATCGGCGCGCCCTGCCCGCCCTCGCCCAGCATCAGCCGCAGCTCGGCCGGCGTCAGCCGCCAGAACTCCTCCGGCCTGAGCCCCAGCCCGCGGATGCCTGCCGCCATCAGCACCGGCCAGTCGAACCGGCTCATCCCGGCACCGCAAAGGCGCGCGCCAGAAGCTCCGCCGCCGCCCGCGCCGCCGCCATCGGCCCGCCCTCGATCTCGGCGCTCAGCAGGTCCTCCGCCCGGCCCCGCCAGCCGCCGCCCCTGAGGCCCGCCACGATCAAGGCCATCACGTCGCGCGAGGAGAACGAGCCGCTCTCGAACCGCTCGACCAGCGCCACCAGCGTGTCCTCCCCGAGCGTCGCCTCCAGCTCCGCCAGCGCGCCGAGCGTCAGCCGCATCACGACCCGCTCGCCGTTCAGCACCAGCGCCACCTCGCCGTGATACGGATTGCCCATCAGAGCGCCGTGAAGGTCAGCGCGCCGGCCGACGCCATCGACATCTCGTAGGTCGCCTCCCCGTCATGCGCGCCCGCGTATTCGATCGCCGTCACCTGGAACTTCCCCTCGACCACGCCGAAATCCGGGATGATCACCTGGAAATCCGGGCAGTCCCCGTCGAAGAAGATCTGCCGCGCCCGCTCGTCGCTCGAGGCGTCCTTGAACACCCCCGCCCCCGAGATCGCGGCCGAGCGCACGCCCGCGCCCGCCAGCAGCTCCCGCCAGCCCCCCTGGCTCTCGAGGCTCGTCACGTCCACGCTCTCCGCGTTGAACGAGATCCGCGTGGCGCGAAGCCCCGCGAGGGTCTCGAAGGACCCGGCATCGTTCATGTCCACCTTGATCAACAGATCCTTGCCGTTCTGTGCCGCCATCTGCCTGCTCCTAGCTATCAGTCGTCATGCACCCGCGCGCGGAAGGTCAGGTCGATCCGCCGGATCTGTCCCGCCTCCTCGCGCCGGGCGCGTGCCTTGAGGAAATTCAGCGTGATCACCCGCCCGCGCTCCAGCGCCGGAAGGCCCGCCATCAGCGCGTCCGACACGGCGCCCGCCACGTCCTTCGCCGCCTGGAACCCGTCCGCATCGGTCACCACCGAAACCGAGAAATCGTGCCGTGCCCCATGTCCCGACTTGTCCGAGAGGTCCCGCACCTCCTCCGGACCGAGCGTCACGTAGGTGGTCGGCACCGTCCCCGAGGGCGGCGCGTCGAAGATCGCCGTGCCCACGAGCGCGGCCAGCGCCGCATCCCCCGTGAGCGTCGTGAAAACCGCCTTCTGCAAGGCCGAGGATACCGCGTAGCTCATGTCAGCGCCTCCTCGCGCACGAAGCAGGTGAGATAGGCCCCCGCGAGGTCGCGGTCCGCCACCGTCTCGATCCGGAACACCCGCGCGCCCTCCCGGAACCGCTGCTGCGGCAGGGGCCGCGCGTCCGATCCCACGGGGGCCGAGCGCACGGTCACCTTGTAGCTGGTCTGCGCCAGCGGCAGCCCGCCGCCGTCATGCACCCGGCCCGACCGGGCGATGACCTCGGCCCAGACCTCGCCGAGCGCCACCCAGGTCTCGACGAACCCGCCCGCCCCGTCTGCGACCCTGACGGGCGCCTCGAGCGCCAGCTTCCGGTTCAGACGCGGCATCATTGCCCCATCCCCAACCGGAGGTTCCGGTATCGCGCCAGCAGCGAAGACACGCCGAACGGCATGCACCCCTCGCCCAGCCCGGTCTCGCCCCGGAATTCGTAGTAATGCGCCGCCAGCAGCATCACCGCCTGCCTGAGGTCCGCGGGCACCGCGTCCCAGGCCCCGAAGCCCGCGGTAAAGGCGATCTCCACCGCCCCACCCGTCGGAATCGTCGGCAGCATCGCGCCTGCGCTCTCGATCCGCGGCACGTGCAGATCCTGCACCAGCCGGTAGAGCCCGGCCTCCACGACCGCCTCGCTCCCGTCGCCATAGACCCGCCGCACCGCGCTCACCGCGCTCACCGGCCCCAGGGGGAGCACCTGCACATCCCCCCGCCGCCAGCCCACGATCCGCCAGGTGAAATCCCGCGCGATCAGTGCCTTGCCGGTCCGCGCCTCGACGGCCGCCATGGCCGCGCGCAGGAAGCTCTCCAGCACCTCGTCCTGCACCACGTCCGAGGCGAAGCCGGTGCCCAGCCGGAGGTGGCTCTTGAACGCCTCGACCGGAAGCGAGGCCAGGGGAATGTCAGTGTCTTCTTTCAGCATCTCGACCTCTCACCGGATGACCCTCCCCGACGGATGGCGCGTGCCACCCGCGTTGCTCGACGGAGGGAGCAGCTGGACAACGCCTGTCGGTGACACGCGCCGGGACGGGCCGTCAGGCCCGCCCCATCGACCCCGCTTACGCGGTGCCGAATTTCAGCAGCTTGATCGCCGCGAAATCGCTCACGTCGCCGCCGACGCGCTTGGTCGCGTAGAACAGGACATGCGGCTTGGCGCTGAACGGATCGCGCAGCACGCGCAGGTCCGGACGCTCGGCGATGGTGTAGCCCGCGTTGAAATCGCCGAAGGCCACCGAGTAGCTGTTCGTCGCGATGTCGGGCATGTCCTCGGCGATCAGAACCGGATAGCCGAGCAGACGCGCCGGCTCCCCGGCCTGGAGGCCATCGGACCACATGTAGCGCCCGTCCGCATCCTTCAGCTTGCGCAGCGCACCCGCGGTCTTCGAGTTCATCACGAAGGTGCCGTTCGCGCGATACCGCGCGCCGAGCGCGTAGACGAGGTCGATCACCGCGTCGCCCGCGTCCGAGGCGAAGCCGCCGTCCATCCCGGTCACGATGTAGCCGAGGCTGTCCCAGGCCCAGGCGCCATCGGCCACCTTGGAGTGCGTCAGGAAGCCCGTGGGTTTGTCCGAGCCGTTGCCCGTCACGAAGGCCGAGGCCTCGGCCCGCAGGAACTTGTCGGCGATCCGGCCCGCCAGCCAACCCTCGATGTCGAAGGCGCTGTCGTCGAGCAGCCGCTGGCTGATCTTCGGCAGGGCGGAAAGCTCGTAGAGCGGGATCGAGATGCGGTCGATCGTCGGCGTCCCGGTCTCGGACACGCTCGTCTCGCCCGACCAGCCCGAGCCCACGTCGGTGTGGTCGATCAGCACGTCGTAGGAGGTCGCCTCCACCGTGACCACATTGGCGATCTGCCGGATCGAGGCACCGCCCGACAGCGTCGACTGGATCCGCCCCGAGGTCTCGGGATCGACGAGATACCCGCCGTCGCCCGCCATCGCGGTGCTCATCGCCTTGCCCTCGAGCTCCAGCCCGCGGAGGCCGTCATCCTCGCCCGAGCGCACATAGGCGCCGAAGGCCTTCTGGTGCGGCGCCTCCGCCTCGGCGGCCGAGGCCAGGACAGGGCGCGTGGCCCGGTGGGATTTGCGGTCCAGCGTGCTCATGCGGCCCTCCTGTTGGTCAAGTCGTGTCTGAATGTCGTCCCGGAAGCCCTTGAACTCCCGGATGAACTCGGCCACCGCGGCCTTCGCGCCCTGCTCCGGGGACAAAGCCTCCCCGGTCCGAGACGCGCTCTCGGTTGAAGTCATCGGATTGTCCCCTCGATGGGTGTCTTGCCGAGCCCTAGCGGCCCGTCTCGTCAAGCCGCAGGGCCCTCAGCCCCGCCGCCAGCTCGCGCCAGATCGCGGCGCCCGGGTCATCGCCCTTGGCCGCCACCCGCGCACTGGGCAGCATCGGGAAGGTCACCAGCGACACCTCCCAAAGCTCCAGTTCGGTCAGGAGCCGCCGGCCCCCGTCATCCTTCACCGCGCGCTTCGTCCGGTATCCGATCGACAGCCCGTCGATCGCCCCCGCCTGCAGGAGCGCCACCGCCTCGCGCCCCTTCGCGACGCTCTCCAGCACCCGGCCCTTCACATGCAGCCCGCGCCCGTCCTCCCGGATCTCGTCCCAGACCCCGATGGGCTGCGCCGGGTCATGCTGCCAGAGCATCTTCACCCGCCGCCCCTCGCGCGCCAGCGCCGCCAGCGAACCGGCATAGGCCCCCGCCTGCACCACGTCGCCGCCCTGGTCCGCCGCCCCGAAGAGCGAGGCATAGCCCTCGATCACATGCCCGTCCGTGACCGTCAGCGCCGACCCGAGCGCCACGTATTTCCGTTCCAGTTCCATCTCCATCCCCCTCACGGCAGCAGCACCGACTGGAAGGCCTGCGCGAGGATCACGCCGACCACCCCGTAGACCGTCACCCAGAGCCGCCGTTCCAGCCGCTCCACCATCTCCTCGAGCTTGTCGACCCGACGCGTCAGCGCCTCCAGCCGGACCTCGCTCAGCCGTTCATGGGCCTGGAGCCTCAGCCCCGGCGCACATTCGAAAGGCACGCCCTCCCAGTCGCTTATGGCGCGCGCCTCACCCATCCGCCTCATCCACCGGCAGCCCCAGCATGACCCGCTTCTCGCGCTTCGTCAGGAAATCCGCGGCCGAGACCCGGCTCCACTGCGCGTCCCGCTCCGCCGCCAACGCGGGAACCTGGTCGAGGTCGGGCTTCAGCTCCAGCGCCTCGCCCACGAACCCGGACATCCACTCCGCCACCCGCGCCGTCACCCGTGCGGCCAAGGGCAGCACCGTCAGGCGATAGAATGCCCGATGCGCCTCCTGGTAATTCGCGTAGGTCGCCTCCCCGGGGATCCCCATGAGCATCGGCGGCACCCCGAAGGCCAGCGCGATCTCCCGCGCTGCCGCCTCCTTGGTCTTCTGGAACTCCATGTCGGAGGGAGAGAACCCCATCGGCTTCCAGTCGAGCCCGCCCTCCAGCAGCATCGGCCGCCCGGCGTTCCGCGCGCCCTGGTGATGGCTCTCCATCTCCGCCACCAGCCGGTCGTACTGGTCCGGGGACATCACCCCCTGGCCCTCCGCGCCGCGATAGACGATGGCGCCAGAGGGCCGCGCCGCATTGTCCAGCAGCGCCTTCGACCAGCGCGACGCGGAATTGTGCACGTCCACCGCCTGCGCCGCCGCCTGCAACGGGCTCAGCCCGTAATGATCGTCCTGCGGGTGGAACGCCTTCACGTGACAGACCGGCGGCCGCCCCCCGCTCACGTCGAAGCGATGCTTCCGCCCGCCGACGCTGTACTCATAGGCCACCGGCCAGCCGTCCGCCCCCGGCACGAGGCTCATCCGGTCCGACCGCAGCACATGCAGCTCCACCGGTGCGCCGTCCTCGCCCGCGACCGCCTCGAGATACCCGTTCCCGGTCAGCAGGAGCTGACCGTAGAACGCCTCGAACAGCTCCGCCCGCCCCTGCACCGGGTTCGGCGCGCGCACCAGGTCCAGCACCGGGTGCGTCTCGAACCGCCGCGCCCCGTCCTGCAGCACCAGCGGCAGGGCGGCCGCGGCCTCGGCGATCATCTTCACCGCGCGGAAGCCCACCGGGTTGCCCGCGAACCCCGTCCGCGTCAGCGTGGCGACGTCCCGCGGGCTCCAGGCCACGCGGCCCGAGGAATGCCAGGCGACGACCTTGCCCGTCGCGCTCGCCTTCACCTCGGGCGCCTGTGCCTCACGCCGGAAATAGTCGATCACACCCATGGGCCTCTCCCGATATGGGCGAGGGCCGAAGCCCCCGCACCTTTCCCTCCGTCTGCGCCATCCGAAGATTGCGTGGAGAGGGTTATCCCCCCTTCCGGTTAACGCTACCCCGCCAGACCGGCCGCTGCCCGTTGCGCGCCGCTCACAGCGCCCGCACCTGCGGCCGCATCCAGTTGCCCCCCGGCACGATCATCAGCTCGTGCAGCGCCCAGACGAGCGCATCCAGCCGGTCGGGCGACCCCTTCCCCTCGTATCCCGCCATGGCCATCGCGCACATCTGCTCCTCCAGCGCCCCGAGCCCGCGCGCATGGAACACCCGCCCCTGTTCGTAGAGCGCCGCCACCGGCTCGGCCCGCGCCGCCTTCCCGCGGGTCGCATGCACCTTCCGGAACGGCACCATCGGATCGACCTGCCGGATCACGCTCTCCACGAGGTCGCCCCCCTGGTTCACCTCCGCCACCAGCCGTTCCCCGCCATGGCGCCGCAAGGCGGCAATCGCCGCCGCCGCCCATTGCGACGGAGAGGCGGCCGAGACGCTCGCATCCTCGATCACATAGGCCCGCCAGTCCCGGACATCCCCGCGCATGGTCACGCCCGCCACCACGATCCCGCATTCGTCCGAGCCCTTGTGCCCCGTCACCGGCGGGTCCACCGCGACCACCACCCGGTCCATCTCCGGCAGGATGTCGACCGAGGCGCGCTCCAGCGCCGAGGGCGTCCAGAGCGCCCCCTCCACATCGTCGAGCAAGAGCCCCTCCAGCTCCTGCCGCCCCAGCCGGGTCCCGTCGTAGCGCGCCTTCACCTCCGCGAGGAACGAATCCGCCAGGTTCGCCCGGTTGGCCTCGGTCGGCGCGTTCGTCACCACGGTCGAGGGACTCTCCAGCAGCATCTTCAGCACCCGCACGTTCCGCGGCGTGGTGGTCACGCAGACCCGCGGGTCCTCACCCAGACGCAGCGCGAACTGCAACATGTCCCAGGCATCCTGCCCCCGCCGCCATTTCGCCAGCTCATCGGCCCAGGCGCAGTCGAACTGCGGCCCCCGCAGGCTCTCCGGATCATGCGCCGAAAAGACCCGCGCCTCCGCCCCATTGGGCCACACGAGCCGCTTCTTCGTCGCCTCCCAGACCGGCCGCCGGTCGGGCGGGGAACAGGCCATGATCCCGCTGTCCCCGAAGACCATCACGTCGCGCGCCTGCTCGATCGTCTCGGCCACCAGCGCCACGCGGCGGCACAGCCCCGGATCCCCCGGCCGCGCCCCCTCGACCTGCGTCCGCACCCATTCGGCCCCGGCCCGCGTCTTCCCCGCGCCGCGCCCGCCCAGGATCACCCAGGACCGCCACGCCCCTTCGGGCGGCAATTGATGCTCCAGCGCCCAGAACTCGAACAGAAAAGGGAGAGCCATGAGCTCTCCCTCCTCCAGACCATCCAGGAATTCATCCTGCACCGTGACATCGGCGGAGGCGATCCAGGCGGCACCGGATCGCAACCCGGGCCCCGTCGAGATCGAGCGCGTATCCCCGCGCGCCCCCGTGTCTTCCGTTGATTTCCGCAAGTCTCGCCTCCGTTTCCGCGGCCCGCGCAAGGAAGGTGCGCACCTCTGCCACCGTCTTCTGCGCCTCCTTGGCCGCCGCCATGTCCCCGTTCCGCGCCCGCGCCTGCAGCCGCACCATCTCGGCCTTCAGATCCCGAAGCTGCGCCGTCACGATCCCGACTTCCTCGTCGAGCCAGTTGGTCTCTGTCTCCGTTGTCAT